CTGAACACCCTTGCGATGAGCACGCTGGATGTGACTGCAGTGGAAAGTCAGCCAGGGCGAACCGAGCAGGAGAACGCCCTGCGTAATGGTCTTACGCCGTTTGAGATTGGCCCCGGTGACAAAGTGCAGATCGTTCGCGCTATCAGCACCTACACCAAAAACGCCCAGGGCGTGGATGATGTGGCGCTGCTGGATATCACCACCATCCGAACGCTGGACTACGTGCGCAAGGCCTGCCGTGAACGCATCGCTCTGCGATTCCCGCGCGATAAGCTCAGCTCAAGGACGCCGCCGAAGGTGCGCAGCGAACTGCTTGATGTGCTTTACAAGCTGGAGGAGCTGGAGATTGTCGAGGAGGTGGATGCCAACAAAGACGGTCTTATTGTTGAGCGCGATCTGCAGGATGTTAACCAGTTGAACGGTCGCATTCCTGCGGATGTTGTGAATGGCCTGCACGTCTTTGCCGGTCGAATTGATTTGCTGCTCTGAGGAGTAAACCAGAATGGCTCTTGAAGAATATGTTGGCGCGATCGTCATGGAAGTCGACGGCCAGGAAATTGAAGTGACCGACCTCAAGGAAGATGTGACCACCGGGCGAAAGCTTGTGAAGACGATGAACAAAACGGGCCGCGCCAAAGGCTTCTCCCGTGGCATCGAAGAGATCCAGCTGACCGTTACGGTAGTCATCCCTGAGTCCGGCGACCTGAACTGGGGCGGTATTGAAGGTGCGAAAATCACCCAGTATCCACTGAACAGCAGCGGTAAACGTGTTTCTTACCTGGACTGCTTCAGCACTCAGGCCGGGGCTCAGTATACCGTCGACAACGAAGCGAAGCGCGATATCACCATGAATGCGCTTCGTCGGGTGGAGGAATAAATGGAAAAGCAGCAGCTTTTATATGGCGTTAAATACGGTGATAAAGTCCATTTTGACTTTGCCGTCAGGCTGCCTGTGGTGAGCGATACCATTGAAGCGCTGCGGGCAACCGATGAAGCCTGCGGCACTACCGAAGGCGCAGCCGCAAACATGTATTACCGTGTTGCGGTAATGGCGTGTGCGATTACTGCCCTCGGAGATGTGCCAAAGGAAGAAATTACGGCGGAGCTGCTCCTTAACGAGCTGAATGATGATGATTTCGATCTCATCGATGCTCAGATTGAAGCCATTAAAAAAAAGCGGATGGATTTGAACAAAAGCTCACCGGGTACCGAACCCTCGTCCTCGCCCTCGGGCGATACGGTATCAGTGAACAACAAATCGGAAGCATGACCCGAACGGAACTCGACGGCTACACCGAAGCACTTGCCCGGTTACATGGAAAGAAAACCGGGCAAACTACCACCCGCACAACCCGCACTGTCAAATCGCAACGCCGGAAGAAAGTCGGCAAACGGAGATAATCCATGGCGCGTAACTTACAACTGGCGCTGCAGCTGCTTGCCCGTGATACCGGCTCCAAAGTGCTTAAACAGGCACTCCAGGGCATCAGCCGGGATACCAAAGCGGCGCAAAAAACCGATGATGAGCTGGCGAAATCCCGTCAGCAGAACTCAACCACAGCGATTCGTGCCTCCCGTTCTCTGATTGAGGAATACCGTCGCGCCAGTTCGGCGCGAGCAACTCTTGGCATTCGCTCAGAGCGCGAAATACAGCGCGAAATACAGCAGACCATGGCGGCCTATAATCGCCTTACCCGCACAGGTATGCTGTCCGCAAATGAGCAGAACCGGGCTTTCAGGGCCATGACTGACAGGGTCAAAGCGCTGCGAACTGAGCTTGGCGGCGTCAATGACTCAATGACGCGCATGCAGCGATTCCGTGCTGCAGGTTCAACCGTGGCAGCAGTAGCCGGTGGGTTAACTGCTGCGGGTATGATTATAAAAGACCCGGTTCAGCGTCAGATGGCTTACGAACGGCGTAATGCTGAGATTGCAAATACCGCTTATAACAACCTCTCAGCGCCAGACCGTATTAAGAAAATACCTGAGATCAATAATGCAATCCGTGGGGCTGTTCGTTATGGCGGTGGAACACCGGAGGCTGCACAGGAAACTATTAATTCGCTTTTCGCAGGTGGTCTTGATGATAAAACGGCATTAAAAATCCTGCCGGATATTACTCGTTATGCTACGGCCTCAGGTGCAAACCCTAATGACCTTGCTCGTATTGCTATTGGTGCAATTAAGAACTTTGATATAAAGGCTGAGGATTTGCCAGCGGTATTTGATAAAACCATCAGGTCTGGTGAGAATGGTAAATATGAACTTGCTGATATGGCTGGTTCATTACCTTTAACCATGACAAAAGCTAACGCTGTAGGTATGTCAGGGTTAAAAGATTTGGATGTAATTCTCGCAATGCTACAGGCTAACGCTGAAACAGCAGGTGATAATAGCGCTGCATCAACAAACGTTAATAACCTGCTTGATAAATACACCAGTGCTGACACTCAGAATGCGTTAAAAAATAAAAGATTCAGGACTAAAGACGGAAGGATGCTTGCCTATGCTGATTATATGGCTGACCAGCGACTTTCAGGCGTAAATACTTCTGATGCATTCACCAATGCAGTATCAGGTATTGTTTCAGCCGACCCACGAGTGAAGAAATTACGGGCTCAGGCTACGAAATTTAAAGGGACGGACAAGGAGAAAGATATCCTTGCCTCACTGGATATTATAGTTTCCTCAATTACATCGAAAATAGTTGCTGACCAGCAGGCCAGTACCGCACTAAAAACAAGCATAATGAAAAAAGACTTCATTAAGGAGCAGATTTCAGGAACGCGTGATTCCGTTGGCGCTGGTGCTGCTTCATATGATGTGATCTCATCAACTAATGATTTTAAATCACAACAATTTGAATCAGAGAAAATGTTCTCTGAGCAGGATGCAATGAAACCTGTCGCCGATTTATATGGTGATTTGACGTCAAAACTTTCTGATTACGCTAAAGAATATCCTGAATTAACAACTGCTATTTCAGGTGCCACCACGGGCATTAAAGCCATGACAGCGGCGGCTGTAGCTTTTGCCGGGCTCAACTTCCTTACTGGCGGCGGAATAAAAATGCCTGGTTCTCCTGGCGGTGGAGTGCCGACTGCAGGGGGATCTGCTCTTGGGCGTGCCTGGTCCGTTATTCGTGGCGGAGCTGGCAAGGTATTAGCCCCACTGGCCCTCTATCAGGGTATGCAGGATGCGCCACTTGTTCATGTTGAGCGAGGTGATGCTGATGCACGTGCGCGGCTTAAGGTTGACAACTATTCCAGTGAGTCAGCACGCATGCTGGATGCAGTAAAAGCCCGCCCCGGATTGCTGGATGTCGTGGATGAGGTCAAATCATGGTGGAGTTCTCCGGCCACGATGGGGCAAAACACACCAGCAACAACAGGCGTGCCGTCTTATCTTTTGCCCCAACAGCAACAAAAATCACAGCCCATTAACCTCACCACAAAGCTGGTATTAGACGGACGTGAAATTGCATCAGCTGTTAATGAATACAACGGCGAACAATCCGTTCGCGGCTCAACAGGAGGCCCGCAGTGAGCTGGGAAGATTCATTACAGGATGCCTCATTCAGGGGCGTCCGCTTTGATGTGGTTAATACCCGTGACAGCGCCAGTCGCGACATTGCGACGTATGAGTATCCCTATGTCGACGGTGGTGATGTTGATGATCTTGGCCGCAAGCCTCGTAACCTGCGGATGACAGTCCTTTTCTGGGGTGATGATTATGATGTGCGGCTGCAGGCGTTTCTGGCCGCACTGGATACTCGCGGTAGCGCAGAATTAATTCATCCCGTTTTCGGCTCCATGACGGGCATGCAGTGCATTGAGTATCAGGCATCGCATGAAGCGGAGAACGTTGATTACTGCGTTGTCGAAGTGGTCTTTATCCAGGGGGGACTTAATCTGCCTTTCTTTGGCAGCGATTTCCCGCTGTCGAAAGCTGATATCGTTTTCAACCAGGCGCAATCCGCTCTGGAGAAAGCCCAGACGGCCATCGACAATATTCTCTCGCCTCTGCGTACAGCGAAAAAGTGGATGAAAAAAGCGAAATCGCTGGCAACCACGACGCTGAATATGGTGACCGTGCTTAAGGGGGAACTGACGGGATTTGTCAGTACCACCTCGGATTTTGTTAATTACCCAAAATCGTTCATGAATGACCTGCAGAGTGCGCTGAGTCTGACGTCGCTTCAGTCCAAATCAAGTGTCAGTAATAACCCAGGAAGCTATTCACAGTCCTCAGACGTTTCCGGTACAGCGGGCATCGTGATGGCCGACTGGAAGAATGGCCGTAACAATCTGCAGGATGTGGCCGCATTACCTCAGCAGATAGTGACAGGGCAAAAGACTGTTGCTGTTGCTGTTCCGGCAGGCTCATCAACCTCGGATATTACTGAGCTGGTAACGGCGGTAAAAATCCAGGTTGCAATCCAGCTGGCGCTTGATGCTTCCGACATACTCAGTGACAGCAGCATCAGCGATATTCTGTCTCCAGTCGATATTGAGCAGATCACCAACGACACCAGGACGGCCATTCAGACGGCAATCGACCAGACGCGGGACACCTTTGCTGCCGATACGCAAAACGTGAGCGCCGGTGAAACACCGGGTGGCGTGACCTGGCAACCCGTGGTTGAAGGTCTCAAGGATATCGCCCTGACCGTTCAGGAGCTGGGCTCAGCGGTTATTACCAGCAGACCACCACTGACTACGCGAGTGGTATTGTCCGACACAAACCTGCATTTGCTGGCCCACCTGTGGTATGAGGACTACACGCGCGCCGCCGAGTTGCTGCGTCTCAATCCGACACTACGTAATCCTAACAATATCAAAGCCGGTGACGTTCTGAATGCCTACTCAAGATAAAGATTCGCAGAATACAGTGAGCCTGGTTATTGATGGCAAAATCCATAGTGCATGGAGCCGCTATCAGATTGACTCCGATTTTCTGATCCCCTCCGATGCATGGAGCGTAACGCTTGGGCTGCCTGATGGTATTTTCCCTCCGGCCATTAAACGTGGTGTGCCGGTGCTGGTCAGGGTGGGTAATGATGTTGTCATGTCCGGTCGGGTGGATGTGGTTCAGCGCCGGGTATCCCGTCAGCAGGTTTCTTTATCTCTTTCCGGTCGCGATGGTGCAGCCGTGCTTGTTGACTGCGCTTCACCCGTTTTTACCTCCCGCCAGCTCAGTCTTGAAGAGGTGATCGCCCAGGTTGTCAGACCGCTGGGGATAACGAACATCCGCATCGAGGCTGAGTCATCCCTGCGTAATGACAAGGTCAGCGTGGAGCCCGGAGAACGTGCGTGGGATACCCTTGAGCGTGCAGCTGCTGCACGCGGGTTATGGCCATGGTTTGAGCCAGATGGCACGCTGGTAATTGGAGGGCCGGATTACACAAAAGACCCTGTAGCCACGCTTGTTCTGAATCGTGACGGTCGGGGAAATAATGTCCTCGATCTCAGTGACCGGTCATCCATTACCGGTGCGTTCTCTGAACTGACAATGCTGGCACAGGGACACGGCCAGGGGAAAAAGTCAGGAAGACTGGAAGTTATTGACGTTGATGATCAGAGCGCTGAGGCTGAAGACGATGATGATGCCGACGCAATTTATGACAGCACCGGCTCTGCAGAGAATGGCTTTCATGGCTTACGTAGTACCGTTCGCGACAGTACCGTACCTTTCTATCGTCCGCAGATTATGGTTGCTGGTGATGCTGATAATCAGGCGCAGGTTGATTATCGCGCGAGAAAGGCCATGGCTGACGCCCGTCTGAACGGGTTTGATCTGACAGTAATTGTTAAAGGCCATCGCATGGAGAACGGTCAGTTATGGCAACCGGGCCAGCGTATTCGTGTCCGAAGCGAGCCACATGGCATTGATGACATTTACTTCCTCATGGGAAGAGAGTTTTCAGGTGGTCGTCCAGACAACACCATTACCACCCTGCGGCTCAAAGAGGATGGAATATGGATACCGGATGCTTATCCGAAAAAACGCAAATCACGTAAGCGTCGCGCCAAAGTAAATAAAGAGCTGGAGATTATCGATGTGGAACAAAATTGACTCTCGTATTAACACGGCGTTAAACCGTATAAGAAAGGCCTTCAGGGGCGTTTTAATAAGGGTTAACAGCGGTGGTGATATTCAGACCATTCAGGGTAAAGGTCTGGCCACTGAGTCTTTGCAGGATGTGGAGATGTTTCAGCAGTACGGTTTTACATCCAACCCGCCCAGGGGGACTAAAGCCATTGTGCTCCCGCTTAACGGGCGCACCAGTCATAGCGTGGTGATTGCCACGGAACACGCTGCATACAGGCTAAAGAGCCTGAAAAGTGGTGAGCTTGCCATTTATTCGGATGAAGGAAGCAACATTATTCTGAAGCGCGGAAAAATAATTGAAGTAAACTGCGATGAATATATCGTTAATACTAAAAAGCACACGGTGAATACCGAACAACATATTGTTAATACCAAAACGTATAAAACCACAGCCTCAGAGCGGGCAGATTTTGATACACCATTGCTGAAAGGCAGTAATGAAGTCGCTGACGGCAAGTCTACGCTGAACACCATGCGTGAGACTTATGACGGTCACGACCACGACCACGGCGGTGATGCAGGCACAACGCAGAAACCTAATCAGCAAATGTAATTTGTGGTAACGTAAGTTCTCCTTCAAAAGCAATACCCACTGAACCCCTTCACCGATAATTTAAATTTCCATGCCGGTAGTATTACGGCATGGAAATGTTGATTGATCCAACGACCGGCGATTATACCGGCGACAGCTCAGACTCTTTAGCGAATGCCGTCTACTTACGGCTGATGACGCCCCTTGGCTCATGGTGGGCTGATCCAACTCTGGGCTCTCTTTTGCATACACTCCGCCGCGAAAAGGATGTGTCTCGCGTTCAACAACTCGCGGTGCAGTATTCGCGGCAGGCCCTGCAACCGATTATTGACGACGGTCGCGCCCAGTCCATTTCCGTTACTGCAGAGCACTGGCAAAAAGGCTGGATGCTGCTTCATATCACCGTCACGTCTGCGAGCGGAACGCCGCAGACCTGGAAATATCCGGTTAAGGTCAGCTGATGCCATTCATTACCAAAAATGCCGCGCAAATACGCACTGACATTCTGCGGGATATCAAAAATCTCCTGCAGTTGTCAGATGATACGCTGGGCCCGGACAGCGACTGGTACATCCGGGCATCGAGTGTAGCCAGTGTTGCCGAGGGGCTTTATCAGCATCAGGGATGGATAGTCCGTCAGATCTTTCCGGATACTGCTGATTCGGAATTCCTCTATCTGCACGCCCGTTTACGTGGTTTAAGCAAAAAAGCAGCCAACAGCGCCTCCGGGCCTGCCACGTTTACCGGCGAACCAGGAGCGGTGGCCGCTGCCGGTCTTGTGTTCAAACGCGACAGTGTTTCGTGGACAACAACCGAAGATATTATTGTCGGGTCAGATGGAAAATCATCGGTAAACGCAGTGTCTTCTCTGGCCGGAACCACTGGTAACACCACTTCCGTCACATCGGCCACACTGACCACAACACCTGATGGGTTTGACAGCACAGTGACAGTAGGCCTGATGACTGGCGGAACAGATGAGGAAACGGATGCAGAGCTGCTTGCTCGTCTGCTTGAAATCATCCGCCGACCTCCTGCAGGCGGCAATAAATATGATTACAAACGCTGGGCGCTTGAGGTATCAGGCGTATCCGCCGCATATGTTTACCCTTTGCGGCGGGGGCCGGGTACCGTTGATGTTGTGATCACGTCTGCAGGTGGGCTGCCATCTCAGGATGTGATCGACAGGGTGCAGGCTCACATTGACGATGTCCGGCCTGTTACAGCAAAAAACACGCTGGTGCTCATACCTGTCATCCGTACATTTGACGTCCTCGTGAAGGTATCACTGGAGGGCATCACCCTCGCAGCAGCCAAACAGGCTGTCGCCGGAACGCTGGAGGACGATGACTCGCGCCGAGAGCCTGGAGTGGCTTTTATTCGCAGCCAGGCGGGGACATTGATTTCTCTAATTCCGGGTATTACCGACTATGACATCGTTACACCATCGGCAAATATTCAACCGATAATCGATGCCACGAAAGTCGAATGGCTCAAATTAGGAAACGTTGAGGTAGAGCTGCTATGAGCTACTTCACGCTGTTAAATCGTCTGCTGCCACTTGTTTCGTACAGCCCGGGCCAGCCTCTGCTTGATGCATCATTGCGATCTGAATCAGGTGTTTTTGAGACTCTCGATGCGTCTGCAGGGCTTGTTGAAGGTGGAGTTACTCCATTTTATGCACGCAGCCTTTTGTATGACTGGGAACGCGTCCTGGACCTTACTCCTGCTGAAGGTGCGACATACCAGCAACGCCAGCAGCGTGTACTGGCTAAACTGGCTGAAGTCGGTGGTCTCAGTATTCCGTACTTTACTCAGTTGGCAAGCAACCTTGGCTACATCATCACAATTGATGAACCGCAACCTTTCAGGGCGGGAGTTGGCCGCGCCGGTGATCGCCTCTGGGTTGAAGACATTATCTGGGTCTGGCGCGTCAATATTCAGAACTCAGGAACTCAATCCTATCGCTTTCGCTCAGGCAGTTCAGCTGCAGGTGAGCGCCTGACAACGTTTGGTGATCCGATTATTGAAGACGTCTTCCGTGATCTCAAACCAGCCCATACATTTTGCTACTTCGCATATCAGGAGAATGAATAATGCGGCCCTTAATGCCACCGGTGCAGACGCCGGATAATCTTTTCCATGATGGTAATCCGCTCACAGGTGAGCTGGGGACCATTGTTGATGCTGAGCATCTGAATAACGTGCAGGGGGCTGTCAGAGATGCGCAGTCGGAGCTTATTACTGTCCTGAACGCTGCCGGTATTAATGTTGATCCTTCTAAAAAAAACCAGTTATTAACAGCACTAAACGCGCTGTTACTGAGTCGCTCAAATCCGTTTGGCGATATCAAATCGGATGGCACCGTGAAAACGGCTCTCGGAAATCTTGGTTTGGGAGAAGGTTCGGCATTACCCGTTGGTGTGCCTGTTCCGTGGCCTTTAGCCACTCCACCAACAGGATGGCTGAAATGTAACGGCGCTCCATTTGCAGCTAAAAATTATCCGAAGCTGGCACTGGTTTACCCCGGTCTTGTGCTGCCAGATCTGCGGGGTGAGTTTATTCGTGGCTGGGATGATGGGCGTGGAGTGGACAGTGGGCGAGCGTTATTGAGTGCTCAGAGCGATACGCTGCAAAATATTACAGGTAGCTTTTTTGATATGACCACGGGGACAAATAATAATACTTTCGGCGCATTTACCTCTTCAATAGTGCAACCAAATCTCACACCAATTGCGATAGGTGGTACATATAAACAGGCGAATTATTATTTTGATGCATCACTTGTTGCCAGAACATCAACGGAAACACGTGCGCGAAATATTGCATTTAACTTTATCGTGAGGGCTGAATAATGGATAACGCTGTATTAAATAGCGAGCTTATTGCCACGAAGGCGGGGGATATTACCGTCTATAGCTATGATGGTGAAACTCGGGAATATATTTCCACTTCAAATGAATATCTTGCCGTTGGTGTTGGTATCCCGGCATATTCCTGTCTGGATGAACCTGGTATACATAAGGCTGGTTATGCAATCTGCCGTTCGGCAGATTTAAACTCATGGGAATATGTGCCAGACCATCGCGGTGAAATCGTCTATAACACCGAAACGGGAGACGCCAAAGAAATCACAGCTCTGGGTGATTACCCCGAAAATACAACCACTATCGCCCCGTTAACGCCATACGATAAATGGGATGGTGAGAAATGGGTGACGGATACTGAGGCACAGCATAGTGCCGCAGTAGACGCAGCAGAAGCACAGCGCCAGTCACTGATTGATGCAGCAATGGCTTCCATTAGTCTGATTCAGCTGAAATTACAGGCCGGACGGAAGTTGACGCAGGCAGAAACAACCCGACTTAACGCTGTGCTGGATTACATTGACGCGGTGACGGCAACAGATACCAGCACCGCGCCGGATGTCATCTGGCCTGAACTGCCGGAGGAGTAGGCCATTCAATATCTGGTGCACTGGAAGTATCGACCAGCTCCAGTGCGTCCAGATAATCCAGCCACAAATTATATTGCGCCAGTTCCTCACCTTTCAGACGACCAATAGCCGCTTTACCAGCCCATTGTCTACTGTTCATATAATCGTTGGCCTGATTAATCAATTGCTGCTTTTTAGTTTCGGCTGATGCAATTTGTTCTTCACGTGTTGGCGGTGGAACATCTGCCCATGCTGGCATTCCATCGTCTCCGGTAATTCTGTACTTACCGTCAGGCGGCGTATCATGGAAATATTCCCTGAAAATAGCTTCGTCTATATCCACGCCTTTACCTTCGGGCCATTGGCCTTTTGCAGCGTAAACAGACTGGAGGGCATAAGGGTACGCCAGATTATCAACATACAAATATTTCATAATTAACGCCCTTTCGCGTAGAAGGCTCCACCTTCAAAGCCATAGTTACAATGAGCAACGAAACCTGTTTTCGTCCAGTTAGTTGCGCCCCACATATTCCCACCACCAAAACCGCCGTCATATACAATCACTACGTCTGGCTCCTGCGTAAAAGGAATGGTGAAAGTCACATTTGTAGATACCGCCGCGGCGTTATACGGGAAATTAATTCTTCCCCACTGTTCAATTGAACCATCAGGCAATTTTTGCCAGCCAGATCCTGATGAATAAGCTGACATATCAGGTATCTGATTTTTCCCTGTTCCCACATTCCGTTTTGCCGCTTCTCCCAAACCAACGTTTATGAAAATGCAGAAATAGCGCGCAAATGGCATCGTTCCTGTTTTTGTCAGGAGGAGCTATCATGCTTATTGGCTATGTTCGCGTATCAACAAATGACCAGAACACCGATCTACAACGTAATGCGTTGAACTGTGCAGGATGTGAGCTGATTTTTGAAGACAAGATAAGCGGTACAAAGTCCGACAGACCAGGACTGAAAAAGCTGCTCAGGACATTATCGGCAGGTGACACGCTGGTGGTCTGGAAACTGGACCGACTGGGGCGCAGTATGCGGCATCTTGTCGTGCTGGTGGAAGAGTTGCGCGAACGTGGCGTTAATTTTCGCAGCCTGACGGATGCTATTGATACCAGCACACCAATGGGGCGCTTTTTCTTTCATGTGATGGGTGCCCTGGCTGAAATGGAGCGAGAGTTTATTGTCGAACGTACTAGGGCGGCTTTGCCGCAGCACGACAAGAAGGGAGGAACGGTGGGCGAAAGCCAAAGCTGACAGTAGAACAATGGGGGCAGGCTGGCAGGTTGATTGAATCGGGAATATATCAGCAGCAAGTCGCACTGATTTATGATCTGGGTATTTCAACGGTGTATAAAAAATTCCCTGTAGCAAGTAAACCATAGCCTTACGCCACATTGATGATCGCGGATTATGCACTATTTTTAGGTCTTGTAACCCGAGGTGGGAGTTGTTTGGTTATATGTTCAAGTGATTTTTTGCCCAAGATAGTTCTTTGGACAAAACTTTCTATAGCTTCTAGCATTTGTTCGAACTCACTTTTATTCGGGCTCCAACTGCGATGTGCGGCGGCGTTTCCTGCATCAATTACTGAAGATATAACGCATGCCTCAGTGTCGCCTATGACTCCATCTTGTTTTAATTTTTCAACTTTTTCACCAAGCGGCAAACCGGGGTGAATTTGTAACAGTTCAGCAGTTCGATCAAAAATCGTCCGTAAACCGATGGACGAAAGAATGAAATGGTCAGAAGTATATGAAGAATACATTTCATTAAATATTTGAAAGAGCTGACGATCAACTGATTCAAGCTTGGATAACCATATCGGAGCTTGAAATGTTTCAGCGGCAGGATAGGTAGTGATCATATCTATAGGCGTTTCTACAAATTCACCATCACGATATTCGTGGGTAGTATGCTCACTGAAGTGTTCGTTGTGGTGATAGAAGACAGTATCACAGCCATTGCATTGGAGTAGGTGATGGTAATGGTACCCATAAACTGGATATTGGGAATCCTCCCAGCTAGTGGTTAGCTTCCCATGCACAGTGCAGTTACGTAACCCACCGCATGTAGGGCAAAGAGCCTTGAGTATTTCCTTTTTCATAAAGTCTCTGATTCTATATGTAGGTTAAGACCACTATTAGCTATACGGACCTAATAATCAATCGTGTGCAGATACAAAAAAGCCCGTATAGCGGGATTTCATGTCACTAAGGGCCGCGGCTACTTTGCGTATCTTTTTTGTCTTCTCACCGTCTGGCCGGTATTTTGCTGAGACTGCTTATTTCCAGTTTTTACTAGTGCTGTACTGGTACTGCCCAATCATGATTGGTGGGGGACGGAGTTGAGACCGCAGCCACGTCGTATGCAAGAACGCGCTGCGGTTGGCTGGTGAACTTTCGATAGTGCGAGTATTGAATGATTTCCAGCCGTTACAGATTTTACGTGTTTATTAGTGAACAAACCACTCGTCAGCAGATTCCCAGGTATCTTTCAGAGTCTCCTGAACAAAAGTTTTTGCAGAATCCTTATCTGCGGTGCGTGTAACAGAAAGGCCATCATTGCTGGTGGCTTTTACTAACACCTCAACATCGTCATAACGCTTACTGATGCGTCGGGTTAATTCTTCCTTTAACGCATCCACAGCACCGGTTGGCATTTTAGTCATTTTTTCTTTGGCTATGCAGATTTCAATACGCATAAAAGTCCCTCCATACTGTGTTTGTATACAGCATTATTTTTAACTGTATGGATAAACAGTGTCAAGAGGTCTTATTTCTGCTCCTTTGGAGCTCTTCAAAACGATTATGTAAAGATTTCGGATACAGTTCGGTATATACCTGCCATAGCACGTTTAATGAACGATGCCCTGTAACTTGGGCGACTTCCTCAATACTAAAACCAGCCTCAAATAAGCGACTTGCCCCTTCTCTACGCAAATCATGGTATCGCAGATCCTTAATACCTAATTTGCTTCTTACTCTCTGAAATCCCGCAGTAACAGAAGTGCTGTTATATGGAAAAATGAATTCCGATTTTTGGGGCTGTCGTTGGACGATATCCCAGGCTTCCCCAAGCAAGGCTACTTTCATGTGGTTACCTTCCTTTTTGCGTGGATCTTTCCTGTCTCTTACGAGTATAGATTTTTGTTCCTGGTCGAGATCTTCCCATCGTAACCGGCATACTTCTCCGATTCGCATACAGGACCATACAGAAAATTTGAGGATATCAACGAACGGAATTTTTGAGCATTTATGAGTAGATCGTTGTTGAAGGCCTGCAATGAGCATGTCCAGTTCATCAGATGCTGGTCTACGATTACGACGGTTTGATTTACCAATCAAACCAAGTTTAAGTAGATATGGGCGAGCGCTTTTCGCCGGGTTTGATGTGTAATTAATTCCGTATACAGGTTTGGCCGCATCCAGAACACTGCCAAGATAACTAACATCGTGGCTGACTGTTGCAGGACCTGCACCAGCGTTGTTTCTTAGCCTGCAATGTTCAATTACGTCATTTTCTGTCAGTTCAGATAGTTTGATCGCGGAGATGTCACTATCCATAAGCAGTTCCAGCACATATCTTTTAGTACGGCCTGCTTTACCTCCGGCATTTGGGTCATTTAAATATTTGTGTAGTAAGTCACGGACTGTAAGTCCGTCAACTGCATTTGATGATGGAATGCCATATAGATCTAATTCCATCACTTTCTGTGTGCCCCATGTTTTGGCATGAGCATGTTTAGGGAATGTTTTGCTTTCCCTGTAAGTGATAACACCTTTTTCTTTGATAATCACATTACAGCGATAGCGTGGTGTGCCATCGGATTTTAGTCGTTTCTCTATGTTATAGTACGCCATTACACGACCTCGTTATTTCGGGTTCCCATAAAACGTGGGAACCTGTGCGGGAACCTAACGCGAGAAAAATAGCCTGAAATGTTCAAAAATGCACGATAATCATGAAACACAAAAAATTAATCAAACCAGCGTGATGCCTGAAAAAACTGGTGTTTACTGGAATTCTCGGTTTAGCATTGCTCCTATGCTCGACTGGACGGACAGACATTGCCGCTATTTCTTGCGTCTGCTTTCCCGCAATACGTTGCTGTATACCGAAATGGTGACCACAGGGGCGATTATTCACGGTAAAGGTGATTACCTGGCGTACAGTGAAGAAGAACATCCGGTAGCGTTGCAACTCGGCGGTAGCGATCCGGCGGCGCTGGCACAGTGTGCGAAGCTGGCAGAAGCGCGTGGATATGATGAGATCAACCTGAATGTCGGCTGCCCGTCTGACCGGGTGCAGAACGGCATGTTTGGTGCGTGTCTGATGGGTAATGCGCAGCTGGTTGCCGACTGCGTGAAAGCGATGCGCGATGTGGTGTCGATTCCGGTGACGGTGAAAACGCGTATTGGCATCGACGACCAGGACAGCTATGAATTTCTCTGCGATTTCATCAACACCGTTTCCGGCAAAGGCGAGTGTGAGATGTTCATCATCCATGCACGTAAAGCCTGGCTTTCGGGGTTAAGTCCGAAAGAAAACCGTGAGATCCCGCCGCTCGATTATCCGCGTGTGTATCAACTGAAGCGTGACTTTCCGCATCTGACAATGTCGATTAACGGTGGTATCAAGTCGCTGGAAGAGGCCAAAGCACACCTGCAACATATGGATGGCGTGATGGTCGGGCGCGAGGCGTATCAGAATCCGGGTATTCTGGCGGCGGTAGACCGGGAGATCTTTGGTTCCTCGGATATCGATGCCGATCCGGTGGCGGTAGTGCGCGCCATGTATCCGTACATTGAGCGTGAACTCAGCCAGGGGACGTATCTCGGTCATATTACCCGGCATATGTTGGGCTTGTTCCAGGGTATTCCTGGCGCGCGGCAGTGGCGGCGTTATTTAAGTGAAAATGCCCATAAAGCGGGTGCAGACATTAATGTGCTGGAACACGCGCTCAAACTGGTGGCGGATAAGCGTTAACTTTTCACCAAAAAATAGTCAAATTCACCACGCCCTGCGCACCGTCGCGGGGCGTTTTGCTGTTAAATCAATAGATTATTTTTGGCATGATTCTTGTAATGCCAGCAAGAGATTTCATATTTGGGAGTGCATCATGCTGGAACTACTTTTTGTGATTGGCTTTTTTGTCATGCTGATGGTCACCGGCGTTTCGTTGCTGGGCATTATCGCCGCGCTGGTTGTGGCGACGGCCATTATGTTCCTCGGCGGTATGCTGGCATTGATGATTAAGTTGCTGCCGTGGTTACTACTGGCGATTGCGGTGGTGTGGGTTATTAAGGCGATTAAAGCACCAAAAGTGCCGAAATATCAGCGTTATGACCGCTGGCGTTACTAAGGGATTGTGCGGATGATCACAACCTAAGGTTTTATCCTTAGAACAAAATAGGAATTGATAATCAAATCTGTCACTATTGCGCCTCTAACAGATTCATCGTGCTGTACCCTACATACAGCCGAACTATAAAAAGAAAGGGCTTCCCAGGTGGAAGCCCTATTTCTT